GCACTGGGTTTTCTTTCCCAGTTTGGTGATGTAACCTTTGCATGCAAAGGCTTTGTCTCCAAGAAATGTTGTACAGTCCGTCAGTCCCTTAGGCTGACACCACTGTACTTCAAGGATAGAGGATAGTGTTCCTCAGCCCCTGCATGGATCATTGCTTCAACCAAGAAAGAGGGAAAGATACAGCAGAAAGTTCTTTCGAACTCCCACTGCCTTCTTCTGGAACAGGAACCCCGGACCAGAGAAATCTCTGGGGCGGGCCTTGAACCACTCTCCATTCCTTGGAAGAGATCAAGTCCAATGTCAGGTCACCTCAACCGCACCTTACTGAGCGAACGGTACTACCGTGGTCTCGAAGGCTGGATCTTATCGAAAAGATATTGGGTATCTATTAAAAGACCCTGTCTCTCCGAGCCGGGACAAATCCACTCCAAAGTGGGATCCCGGGGTTGGAGATCGAAGATCAAAAGCTAGAGACCCTTTTCTCTTGGATTTCTCAATAAGTCGGATCAATTTTAAGGAATCGTCCAACATAAGACGCCGTTTAACCGGTATCTTATAGAAGGTCAACTCTCTTATTAATTGATCTAGCTTATCAGCACGACCTACTAGGTCCTCAAATTCTAAAGAATCGAGGTCCACTAACTTAACAGAGTCCCGATATCGGGTCCCTGGAAAGAATAGATCGTGGAGATACTCCTTGGGAATCATACCGTGCACATTTCCTACTTCAACGATTGCAGCCATCTCGTCAACGTGGTTCTTGAGTACTAACTCAATAGCACGATAACGATCGACGATGTAATCTTCGATGTATCCACGCGCAGCGGCCTGATTCAACGCTAGTAACCGGCCAAGGGCAACCCGATTAATTTTGGGTCTAGAAAGAGGTTTTCCACCTCAATACTGAGACACTCAATTCTCGAGAACCCCTATCCGAACATTAGCTATGATCCGCCCCCCAACCATTCGAAGTGGATTCTTAGGATCAACCAAGAATTCCGCCAACGTCTGGAAAGGGACCAATCCTCTATTCACTAAAATCCCTGCAAAAGAGATTAAGGAATAGGCGATTGAGGGAACAGGACCCCATTGTGGACCAGTAATAGCTCTAAAAGCTCTGAGGGGGTGCTTTATGCCGCGACGGGACACAACGTCCGCTGCGACACACGCTCTCCCCATCAGTGAATCGAAAGAACGAATCTGACGTCAGGAGAAAG